GAGCTTGACGAGTATCTCGTTGGAGATGCCCGGCAGATCGTTCACATACAATCCGCTTGGTGGTGTAGTATCACCACACCCTCTCAGTCCTACGTAGTCGTTTAAACAGTTCATTCAATTAAGGATTAATGAAAGGGAGCGAGCGAACCCGCCCCCAATCGACAACAACAAGAACAACTCTTATGTATTAGAAACAACGTAGCGGAGTGTACCATTGCTTCCTGCCAGACGATCACCGCCATCGAAGGCATCCTTCGGTGTTGTGAACAGACCGTAACGCTTCTTGATGTAGAGAGCATAGCCACGATTAGCAGTGAAGGTATCAGGATTCACATAGCCAGCAGCGAGGTTCGCAAGGTCTTCAGGACAGTCGATGTACTTCACTTGCAAGTCGAAGGCGATGTTGCCAAGACCGTTTGGAGTCCAGCACTGAGTGCGTGGATCAACGATAGTGGTGAAGAACGAAGTACCACGCTGACCAGCGAATGATCCTACGTTGTCCTGACGCTCTACGAGGTGAACGCTACCCGGAGCGAACATACCAACGTGCTGTGCGCCCCATGTGCTACCAGTCTGCCCAGATGCGAAGAACTGGAAGTCATTAGTCATAGCACCGAAGTCAACACCAGCAGAAGCAAGTCCGAGCGCAGCACGATTCTTCTGGATGCTATACGAGTGCATGAGTGACCCCAAAGCCCCCACAAACACCGGTTGACCGCACATTTCGTTGGAAGCAAAATCTGTTAATAGCTTAGTCATACCAGTGCCGAGATCATTCAGCGTACCATCTTGCTCGATGTTCACAGCCACAGCAGTCGCAGTGCCTGTTGCAACGTGGTTACCGAAGGTAGAAGCCATGCTTGTAGTCAGGACATTCTCCATCTTCTGATAGATGCCATTCATCGCATGAAGGATTCCACGCAGATGTTCAGTCATCAGCTGAGTCGCAGGTAAGCCCACAGCAACAGTGCGTGAACTGTCCTCGCAATACTGTCTCACGGTATCATCCGAAATCCACAAACCACTCTGCGCCACGTTGTTCACGCTCACAGTAGTCTCTTTGTATGCCGGCTGCAGATCGATAGCGCAAGAGTCAGAAGTTGACACCTGTGCAGCCACTGTGCGAGGCATATATTTTACATTAACTGTACGGTAGTGACCGCCTTGATAACCTTCCTGAATTGCAGAAGGACGATCAGGTGAAGTCACTAACATATTCAAGAAGCCCGGCATTGTTACTTTCTGTCCGGGATAGTTTTGCCCTGCGATAGATTCAAGGTGAAGTAGCAGAGCTTCGCAATATCCATTAGCCATTGTTATAGAGGATAATTAAGAAGTTTAAATTGGAATACTAAATGTGTTGGCTTGCGCCCTGCTATTGGTCATCAGACCCTATCACTAATCACGAATTTCAGTTCGATCCTGCACGGAAGTCAGCGAGTGCTTGACTCACTTGACTCTTCGCTGCTGGTGCAATTGGTTTGGTCGGCAGTGGTGTAGGCACTGGCTGACCTGCAACTGGTGCAGGTGCTTGCGCCCCTTTCACCTTCAACAACTTCGCATCGGCAAGTACCGACTCTGTGAAGTTGCGGATGTCGACAGGCTTGTTGTCAATGGTAAATGGAAGATCGGGTGCATCGTTGTTCACGAGCTTGAGTCCAGTCTGATCATAGACATACTTGCCTCCCCTCTCTCTAAGTTTCTTCTCCCACAGATTGCGAGCAGTGGTGATGGTCACATCACGATCTAAGTCGAGAGCGTAATCATAACCAGTGAACATAGAGTTCAGTTCTTTATCTGTGAGCTGTTGTTGCCATTGTGAGTTTACTGCTTCAATGTCCTTCTTGCGTGAATCCTTCTCGGTGTTCAGCAAGGTAGTGAGTTCATTGATCTTGTCAAGCAGTGCTTTCTTCTCTCCACCTGTTGCGCTGATTGCCTTCTCCCTTGCATCAGAAATCGCTTTCGCAAGAAGACCGATACGATTGTAAGACGATTGCTCGCTCATGATTGATGACTTAATCTCGTCATCGAACTCATAGGAATCAATCACATCTTTGATCTTGAGATCGACAGCATTCAGAGCAGTAGCAGTGAAGTGTTTCTTGATGGTTGGATTGTACTTCGCCTCATCTTCTGTCATCAGTTTACCCTGCACACCTGATGCGATGCTTGAAGGTACAGCGATTGACGAGAGTGCAGGATTGGTGACAATCTGCTTGAGTTGTTCATCAGCATTGTCCATGCCGATGCGGTCAGCGATGTTCTGAATAAATTCAGCTACGTTCATGTTATTTTTTCTTGTTTGTCATGTCTATTGTCTTCTCTTGAACCTTCAAGAGTTTGACCTCATTGTCCACTGGTACGATCTCACACACGGCATCAACACCATCCTTCATCAGCATGGCTCTCACGTTGACTTCGTTGTCGGCTGGGAATTCAAACCAGTCCTGACCGTACTTTGTGACCTTTAAAAACTTTTGATTCATATATACAAATATACACTATTTTCCTGCGAATTTATCACGCAATTTCTTCGGCACGATGGCTGCGCTGACAGCGTATAACTGATGGTTGCAGTTGTATCCACCACGATTGATGCGGAAGTTGGCAGCGTTCGTTCCGGGAATCATCCCTTGCGGAAGTCCTGTCTTCTCATAGATCGGGACTCTCTCTCCGCAGACATAGCCATCCACGATCTCCTGCAACTGACTGCGATGGATGAAGGGCATACAACCTTTCTTCGCTTCAATCAGCGCATCACAGATCGGTCGTGATGTGTCTTTGAGTGATCCACTATACTGATACCATTCCAGACCGAGATCGTCAGTCAGGACTGCTGAGTAGTTGGCAGAGTACTGATTGAGCGAGTCTGTCACGATCTGCTTGGTGTACTTCGCTAACTTACCTTCCCCTGCATCTGTGTCGAGGATGTACTCACGCACCTGCTCGATGAACTCTGCACGGCTTCCTCCGGTAGTCACGTTCTTGACGAGGATGTCACGCACCGGGTCAACGAAGTTCACACCGATCGCATCTTGTCCGAGTTGATCGATTACTGACTCCCGTGCAAGGCTGCTGATCTGCTCCATCACCGAAGGCACTTTGAATCGTCCTACCGTAGCAGTGAAATATTGATTCTGAAGTTTAGTGATCTCGTTGTAGTCTTCCAGCAGCAGATCAAGATCATCCTGATATCGCTTGTCGAAGATCACTCTGTTGAGTTCATCCTTGATCTTGCTGATGATCTTGATGTTCTTAGTCGTTGGCTTGATCTTGCCATCCGCATCTGTGTCGAGGTCAGCAGTCAGGTTCAGCACGACATCATAGGACTGACGCTGGAGTTCTGGCATACGCTCGCCCCATTGAGATACACGCATCTCAATGACCTCGGTCAGTTGCTCAATGATCTCTGCTTGCGTTGGCATTATAATCCAGTATCAGGAGGTGTTACTGGCTGTCGTGATGGTGTACGTTCCCTTGCATATTGCAGCATCTGATTCATCTGCTCCTGATATGTAAGTCCTGCGAAGTTCTCAATCTCATTGATTGCACGACTCACGAACTTGTTGATGTTGGCATGGATGATAAGATCGTCCTGTTCAATCGCTCCGTACATACGCTGAAGGCTGATGTTCTCCTCCGGCACTCCTGCGAATGGATCAAGTCTCAACTTCAGCACCACCAAATCCTTAACATCACTATCGTTGAACTTCTTCCCTGCAAGCTCTATCTGCGCTGCGTTGATGATCGCAGGATCGACCTTCGCTTGTACCATACTTGTCAACTCATCCACAAGCACCTTGCCACTGAGCATATCATAACGCTCCGGGACTGGTATGTATGGCAGTAACTCTCTGATGTCATTGGTCACACCTGAGTATCTCCATGCACAGATGTCATAGATCACTTCGTCCATGATGCGAACGATGTCCTCTGCGATGCTATGGACAAACGAGTATAACTCTTCACGATCTACTTGCTTGGCAACGCCTGATTGAGCAAGTGGACTCTCGGCAAGGAACTCCATGTTGATAGCACTCAACGCATCGTAGATATGCTGACGTATGCGCTCCTCCTGCAACTTGGCAATGTCTGTCTGCTTCTGCACATAACCGATAGGAGGTGTTGGTATAGCTGGCTCTCCTGCTCTGGGTGCTGCAAGGATCAGATGCTCAAACGGATTCAACGGCATCAGTCCCTTACCTGAACAGCTCGGACACTTGATGGGTGCTGAGTTCTCTTTCGGTATCTCGCCAAGTCCCTTGCATCGTCCGCACTGCTGCGGTTGCATAGCCCACATCGTTGAGTGGATGTGTTGCACGATCTCGGCTTGCAGGTCACTATACTCACGGAGTGCCTCGTTCATCTTAGGCACGATACCACTGATGCGAGACTCGTACAATGCACGATGCTCATAGTTCTCAAGCACCATCCCATAGGTATGTCTGCAGGGTATGTATCCAAGTGGATTGACCGCCTGAAACACCTCACGCACTTGGTACTCTTTGACTTCGAATATCTGAATAACATCGGGCTGAATCATCCAATACTTATCCTGATCATGCTCCTTAAGAAGATAGAACATACCCTCCTTGTAATCCAGTACATCCGGTGCGTTGAAGATCATCGGATACGGCTCGAAGTATTCGTTGTCTGGTATCTCCCATCGTGTCGGCAGAGTAAGGATGACAGCGTTCGCATCAATCAGATACTGCTTCATGCACACCCCGAACATCCAATTCGTGATGCTCCCATTGCGTGGGAACTTATACATGAGATACTTCTCAGGTGACTCGTCCTCGCTGATGCGTGGAGGAAGATCACCAGAGAATTGAATCATCCAGTCCTGACTCTTGCGAATCTTCATCAGTGAGTTCTGAATCTTGGTGAACACAGGCTTTGTGATCGGAACGAATATCTTCTTGCGATAGTTCTTGATGTCTTCACTCTCAGCAGGTCTGCGCTGATCAATCAAATCATGTGGATACTCACCATCTGCGTGTACTTCAAGTTCCTCGTATAACTCATACGCATCATCATAGTCTTCGTGCCTGTGCTTCTGCATCAGGTATGGTTCAAGGAAAGAGGGAGATACTATCGGCATTGTTTATATTACTGTACGTTCAGGTAATTGATTCATCTTATGTGTTACCTTCAAGGTCGGCATTTTCATTTTATAGGATGCGTTCTTGGCGAACTCATCATAGATCAGTTGTTGTTGCTTGGGTATCATCTTGCCACCTACGCTAAAAGCAAGATACTTGCGCTTGATCTCTATCGCTGGCATCGGTCGCTTCATAGCAGGTTGCCAGTAGGTAGGCTGATAAGGCAGTGCATGAGGCTTGTGATCTGCTTCGATCAGCGCAAGGTTGAAGAACGGTTCATCGGGTTTATCACCTGCGAAGCTCCGTGTCGTTAGCTTGCCCTCATCGTAGTGCTTCCGTGCAGATACAAAGATACGATCAGAGAGCGGACATCGCTTCCAGTATATCCACTCACTGCTCAGATCGAACCACTGCTTGACATCACCGTATGACTGCTTGAGCATATCGGGATTCACCCATTCAGAGATGCCCTTGTCCGGGTCATTACTCCCACGATTCGCCATCGTCCATCGCACATTCCTCATGCTCTCCCAGAACGAAGGCATATCAGCGAGCTGACTGAAGATCATATCCGCATCCACGAACAGCGTCTCTTCAAACGGTGTGAGATCGTTAAGGTAGAACTTGCACACAAGCGGAAGCTTCTTATCTCCCCTGCACCATTGCGAGTCATCGGGTGTGATGATGTGGTCGAAGACCATGCGCTGTGCCTGACTCAGATGAGCGATCCCTGCATCATCAGCGATCACCGCCACCGGTAAGGTAGGATCATTCGCCTTGATCGAGAGCGCAAGGTTGTAAGCATAGCGTCCGTAGAGCGGATGCTTCAGTGCGATGGTTATGATTCCTCTTAGCATGACTTAACAGTTACGTTTAAACAATGATATCTCACTCACTAACTGCATATCAACTCTCGACTGTGCAAGGTTGCGTCTGTGTTCATCCCACTCAGGCTCGTAGTCTTTCACCGGGCAGAATACCTGCTGACCGTCGATCTTAGCAATGTCGCTTAACACCTGCAATCTGATTACATCGTGCGTGGCTTCATCGCAATAATCAAACCATGCAGTTCTGATCTTGGAAGACTGAGCATATGATCGTGAGTTAGTTCCAGAACTATACAGATATTCTTCACCGATGGCAGGATATATCGGAGCGAACTGCAATACTCTCAATCGCTGTATCAGCCTGAAGTCTGGAGCTATCGTAGATCCAAAGTAAAAGCCGAAAGCATATCCTTCATTATATGCTTCAAATACCTTCGTGCAATACCACCCTTGCTGACTATATCGAAGCGTTGTTACAGATACATTTTCAACAGGTTCTGCTTCTTCGCATTGTTCTGTTAGTAGTAGTTTATACTCTATGTCGCAGGATAGTTCAATAGGCTCACCTGCATTTGTCAGCTCAGAAACATCAAAGCACCATATTATCCGATCATCGAATAAAGTAAAGGCGATCTCATCTGTTTCACCACTGCCTGAACTGTTGGCTACTTGTAGTTTATACACACTGTTTGCAAGGTCACCTGTATCAAGTAATCCGAAATCATCGACAGTAGCATTATCAATGCAGCCGTCAAAATTATCTGTCTTTCTGAATCTCAATTCACCGGATGCGTCAGTCGGCACTCCGTAGTAGATGAAATCACCATTCCCTGTCGTTGTGCCTAATGATGTGCCACCGAGCAGAACTTCCACGCCACCTTGTGAGCAGTCTGTTATTCTGAAATTCACACGGTGATAGTTGCCATCAGTTACATATGCTGTGTCGTTGATTAAATCTCCTCCTGTTGGTAGTGATGAACAGAACTTACCAATGGCATATGTGAGGAAATTGTCTGTATCCAAACTATAACGCCACGACACTGATGATGATGTTGCTGATGGATTAACAATAGCATCATGCCAACATTCCGACACTCTGTATATGTTAATGTCTGTGATCTCAATTGTATCGGATGCTGTTGTCGCAGTTGGATTCATAATAAAACCCAACTTTGTAGATGATGAAATCGGGATCATCTCAACCGAGTACGTTCCGGGCTGATCATATGTCAATACAGACTCGACAATATCCATCCCGATTTTAACACTTGCAACACCTGTTACACTTACAATAGTAAATTCAACACGATATGGATAACCCGCATTTGCTGAAATTGGATCGGCAATCACAAACTCACAAGCTCCAACTACTCCACCCGTACCGTCGTATTCTAATTGGTTTGCGCCCGGCGAAGTCCATCCACCCGATAATGTCACAGCACCTAATGCAGAACTACCAGCTCCATTACTCATTGTCGGCTCGCAGTTTATAGTCTCATTGCAAGGAGTCATCTGTTGTTGTACGCAGATAATATCATCAGGCTGAACCATCTGACTATAAACTGTCGGGTCATTATTCAAGCACGGTTGTGCCGTGAGTGGTGATTCCCAGATGAAAGGCTGATTCGGTATGAAGTTAATTGGCATTGCTATCTTGTATAAGTGTGAAGACAGACACTCCTGTCACATGATTGTATCTGATCTGGTTGACATATCCTGTCCTCCATGCACCATGACTTCTGAACTGTATCTTGTTCAGAGGTGAGCCGATCAAATCATTCCATTGATCGCACGTCATTGGATAGGTGAATTCGTATAAGTTGATCTGATAATCATCAGGATTGTAGTCCTTAAAGATACCACCTCCGATGGTGTTTTCCTCGCACTCCCAAAATGTATTTGTCGTGATATCACCTGTCACATCTGTGCCTGTTGCTTCGGTCTTACCCACCTGCCATTCGATGTAATCGCCCTGATTCATTACGAACTGAATCGTGCGGTCAAGTATCTTGTCTGTCGGGTCGTTACCGTAGGATGGATTCAGAAGTGTAATTGTATTGACCAATGTACCAGTAGAATCGAATTGACGCATTGATGATCCTAATGCCCATACTGGATTCGCACCTGTGATCACAATGTTGTTGAATTCAAGATAAAACCGAACACGAAATACACCGCTAAATGCAGCAGTAAACCGATCCGTGCCGTTGAAATATGACCCTACATTCTGCCATACGTTTGTCGTGTTAAGTGAGAGATTCATATATGTTCCAACACCCACGTTGATGGTAGCGTTCACAAATGCCTTGAATATTCCATCCCCTACCTGACCGTAGTTCGATGCAATAGAATTAGGAATCCATGATTCGTATCTGTCTGCTATCTTCGTGTTGGTCAGATTCTCATTGTAAAAGAATATCGCAGGATTCAAATTTAGGAAGTTAGTGTTTAACGTCCTGCCATTTGTAGCATCCGTGAGAATAGACTCAAAAATGATTATATTGTCATCGTATCCCTGATCACCTGTGATTATACGCTGGATTATGTTGTTAGATCGTACCCAGTTACCAACTAAATTTAACGTCCTGTTGATGTTGCACTCACCCAGCAATGTGTATATCTCATCATAGTATCCTAAGAATTTAATTGTCTCCGGGAAGTTCAGCGTTGCATCTGAATCCGTGACTGATGATCCTAAGTTCACAGACGTGTAAAGAGACGAACGATCATAACTGCGCTTGATCTCATAGATGTCATCAATGGTTAGTACCGTGCCATTTCCCTTGAAGTAATCACGTTTCTCAAGTCTGAATACTGGAGATACATACGGGTCTTCAATGATAAACGATACAGGCATCAGGCTGTTTAATTCTGCAATGCAGTCTTCAAAGTTAATCTGCGTAAACTCCCCAGCTGTGCCTGTTCTTAAGTTGAATCCTGTTGTGATACATAGACCTTCCCATTCACCACCTACTTCAAAGAGTGATGATTCAAACCCGATGCGATTGTCAGTGATGAAAGCAATGATTGTCTTCATCACTTCATATATCCTGTATGCCCTGCAATTGTTCTGATATAAAACATTTGATTGTGAATACACATCGAGGTTATAAATCGTTGCAGGAGCAAGCACATCTTGATTCTTGCTCAGATTAGACTCGATACCTACATTGACTGATCTGTTGTTGTTGATCATCGCAAAGAACGACTGATCCTGAATCTTCGCTGTTGCCGTACATTCACGCTCATTAAATGTGATGTCAGAGACAAAGATATATGCTCTGATGATCTCACGCAGATAGCCTTGTGAATCATCCTTGACAAGCAGCTCAACCTTACCGCAGAATCCTGCATCTGCTATCTGTTGCAAGTAAGCATAACCATCATCAGCCCATGTGAAGTTAGACTCTTCGCTGATGATCACACCACCGACTTCTTCATCATTACGCAATATAGATTCTAAGTCCCTCCAATTAGTAGGGCTTGATACCTGCGTATTATCGAGATAGAAAGTGATCATATCCTGCGAAGATCGTTATATCTGCTTAACTGTTGCGCTAACTTGTTGGCGATAGCATCGGCATTCTTAATAGTAACTGCATCAGGTGAGCGAAGTCCCCGCAGGTCTTTGCTGTTGATCCGTGCATCTACCTTAGTCGGTATCTGTCCACCGAGTCTGCTCTTAACAAAACTGTTGATCTCTGATGGGCTGATCTGTCTACGATATATCGCCTCCAATGTCGGATGATATGAACGATTGCGATCAGCAGGGATCACCGCCTCACCGGGATGCAACATTGCCAGACTGCCACCATCAGCATCGAGACTGCCACCGCCTACGTTGAGCGTTCCTTTCTTGAACTTAGGTATCGGAGTTGCAATGATCTTTGCAAGATTTAACGCTCCGATAATTGACGCAAGTGCTACGGCTGCTGGTACTGCTGTTGCAGGTGTAACAGTCAAGGCATTGACAATCGCTGATGCTGCCTGTAATGTTGCTTGGAATATCGCTGCCTTCTTATTCTCTTCGGCTTGCTTCTGCTTTATCTTCTTAATCCTCGCAGCATACTGCTCTTCGGACAGAACACCACGATCACGCAGTCGCTCGGCATCTTGCAATTCCTGTTCATCGAATGCACGCTTGACATCGTAAAGCCCTTGAAATAACTGAGCAGAGTCATTGATGAAGTTTCTTGTATCTTCTAATCTTTGCTCTTGCGCTGCAATCTCTTCTTGAAATAATTCTGTTGATGTTTGAGCAATCAATCGTCTGTTATCGATGATGTCAGCAGTTACCTTATCATCAACAATACCTCTCTCTTCAATAAGTTTGATTTCTTCTTGATCTCTCTTCTTTGTTGGAACTTTGCTGATCTCTCTTTCAGTCTCAAGTATCTTGTCTAACTTTATCTGAAGTAATTCTAACTGCTGAGCATTCTGCTGACGTTTCTTTATCAACGCATCTTCACCTTCAACTGTTGCCCTGCCAGTTGCAATTGCTTTGCCTAATGTTTCATCAATGACTTTTGCACGTTCAATCTCTAACTGCAGTATTCTCTTCTCTCCTTCCTCCCTCGCTTCAGCCTTCTTGATTTCAAAGTCAATCTTCTCAATGCGTTCGTCAAGTAGTCTGTTAAATGTAGTCTCGAAAGTCTTACGTGCAGCATCTAAATCAGCAATTTTCTTCTTGAATCTCTCAGTCTCTTCTGCTGCGTCATTGATACTATTCTCCACTGCTATGAATGCCCCAACAAGCGCACCAAGTGCTAACACAATAGCACCGATGCCTGTCGCTGACAATGCAGCACTAAATCCTAATGTCGCAGTCGTTGCTCCTGTTGTCGCTGCTGCTCCTGCTGTTGTTGCTGTTGTCAATGCACTCTGTGCAGCAGTCGTGATTCCTAAAACTATCTTAACATCTTGATAGGCTTCCTTCAATTGAACTATACTCTGAATCCCCTGCACGATGTTCAATGCACCTTGTAACTTCTGCGCTATCTTCTGCACCTCTTCATTCTCTGCACCAAACGCTTGTAGTGCGCCAGTCGCTACACTGAATGAAGCAACTACTCCCTGACTGAGATTGCTGAACGCTTTGATCTTATCCTCTGGATTTAACAATCCCACCTGCCGATTCAAGTCAGCAAGCTCGTCAGCCAATGCACCTGCGTTCTTCCTCGCTGCTTGCGCCTCTGCGCTGAATGCCCCGAACTGATCCTCCGCTCTCTGAAGTTCCTCCTTCGCCTCACGCAGTCGCTGACGCAGTGGCACGAATCCATCTGCTACCTTCTTCGTCTCGGTGTTGATCTTCTTAAACTTGTCAACCACCTGCTCTGTTGCCTTGCCTGTCTTGACAAGCTCGTCAGTTGTGTCCTCGATTCCCTTCGTGTCTGAGGTGAATACGATGTTTACATTCTCCGTGATCGCCATCTTAGTAAATCTCTAACACTGTTACCAATCCACCTGCCCCTGCACCACCTGCTCCACTTGTTGTGCCGTTGAGCGTACCACTACCGCCACCACCACCTGCACCATAAGACCCCCCTGCTGTACCTGCGATGTTGCTTGGAACACCTCCTGCACCGCCTGTGCCGAGACCATACACAGCACTGAGCGAAGTGCTGAACATGAAATTCAACGCCTGATTCGCAACACCTGCGTTGCCTGTCGTGGGTCCAGTGATCAACACACCATTCGTATAGACACCACCACCTGTTGATGTGGCAACGCCTGATGTGTTAGCCGAGTTGATGCCTTGCCCCCCTGCACCGCCAGCTCCTGCGAGTGATCCACTTAATCCGGGAGTACCTACAGCAGAGCTTGATGTTGTCTGACCTGCTGACCCACTCGATGCTGGTGTAGCATAAGGACCATACGCAGGTGATGACGCTGCTGCTGTTCCTCCTGTTCCTGCTGTTCCTGCTGTCGTTGATCCACCACTACCACCAACACCACCCTTTGCAATCACCGCACTGCCGAATGAACTATCTCCACCAGTCGTGCCTGTGTTGCCATTGTTCGATGTTGATGCCTGACCCCCTGCACCACCACCACCAGTACCCACTGTGATCGCATACGATGGACTCATGCTCGATGATTGAAACATCCTCCACACAAGCGCACCGCCTCCACCGCCACCGCCACCAAATCTGTTCTCACCTGCTGCTCCCTGTCTTCCACTACCTCCTCCACCACCTGCACCCAAGCAGCATACTAACGCTGCCTTGAGTGTCGCTGACTTGTTCCACGTGCCATTGGCTATGAACTGCGTCAGGACAAGACTCTCCTGCCCTGCTCCTGTGTTCAGCACTGTCCATCCATTCTCACGACTGAACTGCAAGCTCGCACCACTGGCAAGCGATGCCTTCACTACGATGTAGTTGGTAGCACTCACATCCTTCTGCACCGTGATGATCCTCGTCACCGTGTCTGCATTGTACACGGTCAAGTGTGCGATCTGCCGAGTGGTACTCGCACCCGGTGCGCTCACCGCAGTCACTGGTGTTGTGCCAGTGAGCAATCCCTGACTGCTGCTCTGTGGCAAGGTCATCCCTGCACTTGTGTGATCGTTGTACGCAACTGAATAGACAGGCTCGTTCGTTGTCGCTGTCGCATCAGAGAGTATCTCAAGTATATGTGTGGTCGCTGATAAGTACATCAGTATGATGATATGTAAGATAAAGTTAATGCAGGATCGAAGCCACCACCACCACCACTCACGCCCATCACTTCAGTGAGTGTGACGATCATGCTCGGAATCGCTGGTCGTGTCGGTGATGATGCTGTGCCTTGCGCCAATAGTTGAACTGATGTTGACGAACTATGCCATGCAAGTTGAAGATAGTCCCCTGCGTTGAGTGACAAGACGAAGTTCCATGCAGGGACATAAGTGCCGTTGTTGTGATGAATCTCAAATTCTGTATTGCTGTCAGCGACATTGCTACCATTCAACTTCAACCACAACTGCACATACGCATCAGGACCACTGCCTTTCTCAAACTGTGCGCTGAACTGGAGATTGTAAGTCCCGGCATTGTTCACGGTGATCTCATCACCATTCTGAATGCTCACACCATTCTCTTCAAACACACTGCCGATCTGGATGATGTTCTCCGCTGTGGCTCCTGCGTTCGTTTGCGTGGTGCTGTCGTAGTAACTGCCGTAGTACACAGATGGCGCATTCGCTGCGTAGTTGTTGATGATCGCATCGATCTTCGTCTTCAGATCAGTTGCTGAAGTCCCGACAGGTGCAACGCAGTCAGTGTAGAGAATAGCATACTGCTGACGCAGAAGATTAGTCTCCACATTGTGCGTGGAGAACACCACAAAGTCACCTAAAACCTTACAGGAGCAGTACACCTTCTTATAGATATACTCCCGACTGTCTTCGGTGATCTTGACCGTAGTGTCGCTGAAATCAACAACAGAGTAGGTTGGCATTATACAAACGCATAAACTGCAACATCCTGAACAACTTGACCGACAAGTGCAACAGGATTTAGCTGCGCCACACCAGCATAATAGAACTCATCGAAGTTGCCGTTGCTGATGGTTAGAGAATTACAGTCTCCAAGATGCAATGTTGCTATCATAGTATTGATCGTGTCGTATGCAACAGAAAACCGTTCCGCTGCAAATACATACTCAAATGATGATACAGGAACCCCGTTGTCTGTAATTGAAACGGGAAGTGAAATAATTTTACCTGATTGAATATTAGAGCAAGTTGAAATGTCTATTCTTCGTGCCATTTTGTGTTTATTTTATTGATTAGAATCTGATTTATTCGTATGTTCAATTAGTAGTAAGTATTCCCACAATGTGAGCTTCATGCAATTCACGCCATACCTCTGATTTATCAGAGTGCGCTGGATGAATCCATTTTCGTTTTGCTTCGCAAGGCGATACGCTGGAGACTCTCCCTCTCCATGATGTTCAACTGATCGATGACCGTTAAACAAGTCCGCAAATCTTCCTCTGATAGCGTTGGCAATGGCAGCATATCCTTCAGCTGCAGAACGATAAAAAAATCGCTGACATCAGCTGCCTCCTTCCAGCGTTCAATCTTCTGCTTGCAATACTCAGGATCGTAACTGTATGGACTCTCATTCTTGTCGAAGAACGCAACACTTGCGAACTTGTAGATGATCTCCGATGTCGGGACCACCCACTCCACTCGCTCCTTGAGTGCATTCACCATCTTCACCAACTCACCGATCTTAATCTGCTTTGGATCATTGATGATCTTGTCGAACGCCTCGATGAACAATACCAGATGCTCCTTCTGCATCCTCATGTTCCACTCTTCATACACCTGCAACGCCATCAGCCCTCGCATACTGAAGGTGTTGAAGTAGTCCTTCAGTCGGTAGTACTGTACTCCTCCACTGATGAAGGCAGGTTCAATCACATGACCCTCTTCAATCTGCCAGATCGGCTTGTGACCGAGACGAGTGATGATCTTCGCCCAGACGTTGCGAATAGTATTCTTGAATCTCTTGTAATATTGTTTCTTGTTGTCCATATCTTGTCGTTCTTCCGTTGTGTCGTAGTTGCCATCTGCCATCGCTGAAGAGCATCACCTCGTGACCATCGCTGTGCTTCCATCGGAACGGCTTGCCCTTACAAGCACATCGCCCCAGAGGGAAGTATTGCATCTTGATCAGATATGAGTTGATGATCTCAATCATGTGCGAAGTATCTGTTATAGATGATCGTGTTGAGAGCAGCGAGTGCAGGGATGTACATGATCAGCATCGGCAGATTCCAGTCGAAGGTGAGCCAGTATGGGATCGAGTAAACACTCGCCATGCAAGTCACGCACCCGCCTAATGGTTGCCATAGATAGCCGAGCCACTTCTCTCCCCACTTGCCAAGCCATGAGAGGATCATTCCCTCTTCCATTGCTAACTTCATACCATTGATGAACATACTGTTGATGAGCATGAACATCAGCGTGTCAATCATATTGCTTATCATCCCTGTGGTGTTACGGTTGTTGATGGTGTGAATATAAGATTGTAGCAATCGTATGTCGTGTAACCAATCGTCACCTGTGCAGGGTTGCCATCTTCGTCAACGATCGTCACCGTGTAGTTGCTGAAGGTGCTGAACGCACCGACTGGAAAGTCAGCGATGATGACTGATGCCTCACCAGTCTCGTCTGTTGTCACCTCGTAGGTGTAGCTGATCCCTGCATTGTTGTCTGTCATCGTGAGAGTGTATGTCGTGTCAGCATCAAGACCGGGCAGGAAGATCGTACTCTCGCACGGATCTGTTGTCACATCGTAGCAGATGTCGCACGGTGTAGTGTCGATCGGTGTTGGTGGTGGACATTCAGGGCATAGACCTTCGTCAACGCATCGATCTTGTGAATAAAAAGCACCTCCGAATAAAACTTCACCAAAAATACCCCCATCAAGATTCAATAAAATACTTGTGATATCCCCAGTCAAATTGTCTTGTTCAGGATCATTAGTTAGTCCAGTCCAAACAAGTTTATAAATAGTTGTATTTGGAAATATAGATGGAGATGTTGTAATTGTAATTGAACCACCCCATTGTCCTAACAGTGTTGTGTTCCATATATGATTAATCTGATCCAGAACTGTTGTGCCAAGTGAATCAACTCCAGAATTACCTGATGATAATTGATAGGCGATGATATGCCCTGTCGCTCCGGGCAGGTTATATGAATCTTCAATCTGAAATTCTATTACATACGATAGTGCCATGCTTACAAATATACATCATAAATAACGAATCCAATCACGATGATACGTAGCACAGTAGTACCTGAAGCAGTCAAGCAGATCGCTCTTGCGAACGTCCGTACTCCTGTCCTTGATGATGTCACCATCCTCGTCCACCTCCACGTACTTCAGGTCAGTGATCAGCCCTTTGCACGATCTGTCAATCTTGACGCAGTAATTCTGAAGCAGACTATTCACCAGCACCCTCGTATCCCTCACGCTCGGATTCACAGCAGGTTGACGCATCTGCATCCTTCCCAACCGCAGCCGTGACTGAACTACATCGTAGTACCCGGTGTTCCCGGCAGTGAGCGCAGACCTGTTCGCACCTGTCGCATCACCAGTGACGATGAGCGATGCCTTCGGATATTTGGCAATGATAGAATCGCACAATTGATAGATGTCGCTGTTGCGAAGTGCGAACTCACCAATCACATTGATGCATCCCCCTACGTGCTGGACTGCGATGCACGTGATCGGATCCACGTTGAAGTCAAAGCTGAGATAGATATGCTGATGCGGATCGAAAGCAACATCATGCACGTGCTTGTCCACATCGAACGCATAAGCGAAAGGATTGTTAGCGAGGTCAACATCCTCTGCAAGTATCTCGCACCGGAAAGTCAACTCATCGAGTTGATCACGCAGGTGATCGACCTCTTCGTGATTGATGTGCGGATTGTCATAAGTTGACAGGTTGAAACTTGACCAGCTCGGATCGTCTCTGGTGAATAGCTCCTTGAAGAATGTCCTCCCGAACTTCGGTGTACTAAGGATCCACGCATCACCCTTGTAGTCCAACAGCGTAGCCATGATCGTCTGCGTCCATGCCTCCCTGAACTTCTTCGCCTTCTCTGCCTCATCAATCACGACCCTCGCATACTTGCGCCCCCTGCCTGAGTCAGGCTCATCCATACTCCAGAAGTCAATCACGCCACCTGTCACCAGACGCATCTGCTTCGTCTGCTCGTTCTTGCTCTCGATGATCGGCTTCAATGTGTACTTCAACTCAAGCCATACATCATGCAGGTCCTTATACGTGGGAGCATAGTAAGCGCATGGCTTCCCATCGAGAGCGATGTTCGGCAACAGCTCGTTGACCGCAAGTGTGGTCTTACCCCACCTGCGCCCGATCTTCAATACATTGTACCTGCTCGCCTCACTGATCACTCGCTCCTGACCGGAGTGCAGACGCTTGAGCTTGATGACGATCTCACTCACGGATTACACGGATATTCATGACTTCCGATTCCATCTCCACTTTCTGTGTGGGTTTGCCGTAAGCATAAGAAAATAAAAACTCGGCAGCTTTTATATCACCTTTTGTAGCCTTTGACCTCATTGACATTAGAATTGCTTCTGCTGCACTTTTTCCGTCTTTCTCTTCAGATAATATCAAAGCCATCAACTC